GCCATCTAGACTTCCTCTTCTTCTCTCATGCCCAACATAGCAGCTTGTTCTTCTGCAGGAGCTACGTTTTGATCTACTGGTTCGGGTGATCCCATCAAACCGCCCATTGGAACTGTGGGGGCTTCCTGTGCGCTCTCAGAGGCTACTTCTTGAACGGGTTCTTCATCAATGATGCCAAGAGCCGCTTTAAGCGTTGTAGGAGTGATCGGCATACGTTTTTTATTGAGTCCATCATTGTACTTAATCCCCTTATTATCAGCTATCATTTTCAGGTATCGGTACACTGGCCCTGCAGCCAATATCGCCATGTCGATCTGAAACTTTCCACGGGCTACGCCTTGTAGCATAAGCCCAGAAACGATGTTTGTTAGCGGCCTGTCGATCTCCATCAAAGAGAATACTATCTCTGAGGTTTGTTCCTCACTAATCCGCTGAATAACGTAGCTCACAGTTTCATCAAAAGTCTCTATATCTGCAGGTCTGTGCCAGACATAGTTACGCTTTTCTGATAGAAAGTTTTCTCCTGGGATAGGGCCAGTGTTCTCAGTTATCTTCATTATCAGTTTCCTCTACTTCTGGCCCACCTTCAGTAAGTTGTTCTTCGAGTTCATCCATGTAGTCAGGGGTGTAGATGATCTCCTCGCCAGTAGACTTAGCAAGCTCTTCAGGAAGCTTGCCATCCATGTAAGCTTTGATTGATTTTTCGATTGCTTGAGCAAAATTCATTTAAAACTTCCTGTTACATAGTTGCTGTTATGTATGCAGAACCAAGTGTGGTTGCCGCACTTAGAAGTGAACTAAATAATCCACCACCGCTATCGCCAGAGGCTGCTTGTATTTCTGCCAATAAAACTCGTAGCTCAAACTCTTCTTCAGTAGCCGCAGCTTTGTATTCGTAGTCGAGCATAGTATCGACATTATTCCAGATACGGTTCAAACCTTCTTGGGTAATATCCAGAGTATTTTTGACATCCATAGAAGCAGCATCAAAAGCCATACGGGTGTTTTCAGTTTCTACTGTTCTGCGCCATGTAGCATTATCTCTGTCGATCATATGCGCCATAGTGCTTTCAAACTCTTGCCGCCTGTTCTGTAAGGTCTGCCTAAACTCTGAGGCATCATTTATTTCACCTGCATTAAATCTCTTGGTTTGAAGAACAGCATCTTGTTGATACTTGGCTGCTTGGAAGGTTAAGTTGTCGTAGAATTTATCGATGTCAGCTTTTGTCTCAAACACTACTCTTCTATTAAGGTTTTCTGCAGAAGTCTGGTCAAACAACGCAGTTGTGTAGGCGGCTGTATTTAAAACTTCTGCTTGTTGTTCATTATTTAAATTTTCGACATCTAATGTCAGAGTAGTCTTGGCATTATTAACGGAAGCTTTTTCTTCTGCAGATAAATTGGCTAAATCAACCTTCGACAGGACAAGTGATTTTTGCAAAAGAGAAGCGTGCTCATTTTTTAAATTTTCTAAATCAACTGTCTGAAAAAACTTTGCTTCTTTTTCCGCAAAACCTAATGACGCTTCTAGTATTGCTTTCGCATATGTCTCAGTCCTTTGAGTTCCTGACATATTATTCAAAGCAAGGTTGGTAGTCAGGGATGCTTCTAAGGGCTTTGCCCAAGCAGGAATGACAGACTCACCATTTGGCCCAACAAAGTCTTTTGCTAGAATTTTTTGCTGACCAAGAATAGTCGACTTACTATCAACATAGTTACCTTCGCCTAATGCCATTGCAGTAAGCTTACCTGCGGCTGTAGAAGTATCAATAATTTGGCTAGTATTTAGTCGGGCAAAATCATTAAGGGCTATTCCTGTTTGGTTAGCCGTACCATCTACATTTACTCCTGTGCCGACACCTTTCGTGTCGATAGTGAAATCAGAGGCATCAATGATAGCTCCATCAGAAAGCTCTCCCTGTGCAGCATCTACTTGGAACTGAGTACCCCCTAATCTATCTACTGCAGAGGCAGTGTTGAGAGTACCAACTGTGGCTTTTTGTGGGGCTACTAATTTAGGTACACCATTGATGGTTTGTACTGTGTAGTTAGATAGCTCACCTAATGCGTAGTTAGGGTTGTTAGGATTTAGAATTGTACCTGCAGCATCAGGATTTATATTAGGTACTATATCAGAAAGCGTAGCATTGCGGTCTTCTAGAAATTTAAGAGGGTCTGCTACAAGTGCATTCAGATCTTCTTGCTGTTGTATAAGGCCAGAAGTTTCAAACATCTTAAAGACGTTCTCTTTGGAGATGGCACTTTCTTCTGCGACCACTTCTTCCCCAGTAGTGTCTTCGTTACCTGAAGAGTTATCTCCAGATCCAGTTGTCGTTATTTGCGTGGCAGTACTACCTGCGTTTGTATAATCTAAATTGTTATCATTTGTGACAGTGTTAAGAAACCTATCTACAACATTGCTATCTGTATTATTGTTAGTGCCACCTGCATCCTGATATTCTGTATTAGTGCCACCATAGAACTGATCACCAGTTCCACCCTGACCACCGCCATCAAACATATCTCCAACGTCATCGTAGCCTGTGATCTGTGTGAATAAGCTTTGTTCTTCAGCCATCTAGGTTATCCTTTTCTTGTTCACAGACCCTAATACGATCTCGAAGTTTTATATAATCGGTCACCACTTCAGGGATTGCTTCATAAGCTTCGTCCAAGACATCCAACTCTGCAGCTAGTATCTCGTTAAAATCCGTTGAGTATGATTTGAGGGGTGGACAGTAGACTTCTAAATTAGTCCTATAAACCGTCTTTTCGCAGCCTGTCAGTAAGACCCCTGCGAGTACCAAGAGAGCCATCTTCTTCATGTTCAGCCATTGCCTTATAAAAATCTGTAGCCTTTTCTTTGGCCTTTATTTCGTCTTTTAAAATTTTATTCTTCTCTGCAGCCTTACCTTTAACCCGACCTACGATGTAGAGGATGGGCAGGGCGATAACTAAAGCCGCAATAATTAGGTCTTTAATCTTGCCGAAGATGCTAAACATCTACGCCATCCTTTTGATCTTTCCATCGTGCGAATGCAGCCAATGCTATGCCGCCCACCGCACAGATTAAAAAGATGGTTTGTAGGTTTCCTGAGTAAGAAGCTAATCCCTCTAGCTGACCTGCAACTTCGTTTAGACCCGTGGCTGCACCTGCGATACCGACACCTGCCATCGTCTTAGATTTAGTCAGGGGTTTCTTATCCTGTACCGTAACCTTTTGAGCCATTGGTACATCAGGATCATCACTTGGTAATTGTGAGTCCATCGTAAACAAAGCAGCTTCGGCTGATCGTCTGCGAGTAAGCCCGTTGAGGGGTTTAAGAACACCATTAACCCGTGCCTTGTTCCAACGCATTAGTTGTGCAGGAACTGCAGAATAATCTCCTGAGTTCAATTTTTTCCTTAGAGTCGAGCTTGCAAAAGCACTACTTCCTAAATTGAAACAGAAAGATACTAGCGCATCAAACTGGTACTGGGTTAATGGTACGGTCACAAGGTTTTTAACCTCACGCTCGAAGACCTTCAGATCATCCCGTAGAAGCTCTTCTGCTTCGTCCTTTGTGATCGTCATATTCTTCTTTACGCCTTTTGTGTGACCGTATCCAATCGTGAGGACATTAGCTGCACAACGATATGGCACAATCATGCCATCGTCCTGTTCCTTTGCTAGTCCTTCGAATTTTTTTATCAGGTTTATGCCCTGATCACTTGTTGTTTTAGGGTGCATATTTTATCCAAATGTTGAGAAAAAAGGTTGTTCCCTAGCCATCATTCCGCTTTCAACAGCGGCTCTACGATTTACTAATTGTTGTGGCGCTCTATCCCCTGAAGCAGCCTGTCCTGAGTATCCAAGAGCATCCATCTGTTGCAGCAACGCATTCACATTAATCATACTTTGACCTGCAAGATTATTACTTCGATCAAACTGAGCTAACATGATGTTGCTTTGTCGATCCATCTGTCTTCGAGTAGTAAGACCGCTTCGATCAACACTCTCACGGATCAACTGTCCGTTTGCATCAAATGAGTTTGCTAGTTTAGTATACTGATCTCTAAGACCTGCATCTATATTATCGCCTTGAGAAGCTAAGATTGATCGTACAGCATCTATTCTGTTAATCACGTCATTCTGTTCTGCAGCCCCTTGTTGATCTGGTGCAGCCATACCTGCAGCTAAATCTGTGACGTTCTTAGTAAAGTCTCTAGTCATAGCTCTTTGACCTTGAACAGCCTGTTGATTTCCCTGATCTACAGCCGATTGAACATTCTGCGTATCTCTTTGAGCCGCATCGAAGTTTCTGCCCATGTCTCTTCGCATATTGGTAAAACCACCTGAGACTGTGTCTTGTAGTTCCCCACGACTTTGATTAGCGAGATTTGTATTTACATCATAGGTATCTCTGAAGTCGGTAAAGTTAGTCTGTAGGCCGCTTAGATTGTTTGTAAGGTTTTCCTGACCACCTGCTAATCCCTGGTAGTATACGTCAGCCCTTCCCGACATATCTGATAAGTAATCTTTTAACTGACCTTGGCCCCCAAGAATGTTTGAAGACAACAGATCTCTATTAGTTTGTGCGTCAGCAAAACCTGTAGCCACTTGATCTTGAGTTTCGGTAAAACCCGTATCTACTGCAGTGTTTAGGTTATCAAAGTTTGTTTGGTTAGACGTACTTAAATCAGATATACTGGTTCCAACGTCACCAAGAGTTTGTGCAGTTGTAGCAAAACCTTCATCTACTTTAGTCCCTAGACCCTGTGTATCAGCCCTGACCTGACCAACATCACTCAGGATCTGCCCTGTGTCTGACATGATCTGACCTGTATCGGTCATTATTTGGCCTGTATTTGATTTAAGGGTTTCCTGATTAGCAGCCGAAGTAGCGAAGCCTTGGTTGACCTGATCTACTTTTGCTAGGTCACTTGTATCAATTTCATTAGTGATGTTTGTTGTAGATCCACCGCCACCAAAGCTATCAAACCTCTGGTTAATTAGATCCTGAGTAGTAGACTGACCGCCGATAAGTTGTTCAGTATCTCCCTTGACTGTGTCAGTAACGCCAACTTCTTTACCACCATAGGTTACCTCATCACCGCCAGTGGTAGTAACATTACCATCTGCATCAGTATTAGTCACAACAGCCGTAGTAAAGGTTCCTGTATTACCAGTTGTGGTCCCAGTTTCTGAAGCTGTACCTACAGTGTTATCTACAGCGGTTTGAACTTCCTCAACCGAAGCGCCACCGCCACCGCCTTTGAACGCAATCAACCCACTATTTCTTGGGTTTAGAAATTTAAAAAATGGGTTGTACAGTGTCATGTTATATCTCCATGTCGAAAACGTAGTATAATGGTTTGTATTTATTGCCTTGTCG